ATTTTTTACTTTTTTCATTTGAAATGAGTGCAGAAGTACTTCTTGCAAAACTACTATCACTTTATCTATATGATACGTATAAGGAAATTGTATCTTATGATGAAATCCTTTCATTAACAGGCAGGTGCTCTGATGAACATTATGATTTAATTCAAAAAAGTAAAGATTGGCTTACATTATTTGAAAGTAAATGCGAAATCATTGACAAACCTGTAACGGCCAAGGGATTATACGCTATATGTAAAGAATGGAGTCAAAAACACGGAAAATATAGAGAAGCTGAAACTATTGGAGAATATACAAAAACCGAATATATACCTAATGATCCAAAACAATATTTAATTGTTGTTGTTGATCACATAAAACTTTTATCGGTAAGTAGTGGGCATACATCAAAACAGGAAATTGATGAAGCTTGTGATTATTTAATCCATTTTAGAAACAAATGTAGTTTTACAGAAGTGATTATTCAACAATTGAATAGAAACTTTAAATCAATGGATAGAAGAAATTCAGAAAATAATTTATTAGGACTTGAAGATTTATCTGATTCATCCGGTCCTGCACAAGCTGCAGAAACTGTAATTGGTATATATCATCCTTTTAGAGAAAAAAGATCTAAATGTGAGGGATATGATATTAGGCAATTAAAAGATCGATTCAGATTAATTCAAATTCTTAAACACAGATTTGGACAAGCTGATAGAAGTATGGGATGTAACTTTTTTGGAGAAATTTCTTTATGGAAAGATCTTCCTTTACCTCAAGAAATCACAGATTATGAACAATTTACACATCTTTAATTTTTAAATTATGGGATTATTACCAACAAAAAAATCTAGTAAGAAAACTGACAATCCGAGAAATTTAATTCTATTCGGTTTGCCAAAAGCAGGAAAAAGTACTGCTGTATCTAAATTACCAAATAGTTTAATCATTGATCTAGAAAATGGTTCTGATTATTTGGATGATTGTTATGTTGCAAAAGCTAGCAACTATAAGGAATTATATAAATTGGCTCGAGCATTAAGCCCAGTGTGGAAAGGGAAACAAAATGAGCATTATGAAGAGCATCAATACCAATTCATCATTCTTGATACCGTAACCGCTTTGGAAAGTATGGCTAACGAGTATGCTATAAAACTTTATATGGATACTCCAATGGGTAAAAATTATCAAGGAGATGATATTTTAGCATTACCTCAAGGTGCTGGATATTATTGGGTAAGAGTTGCTGTACAAAAGATGATTGAATGGTTTGATAATGCAGCACCAAATATTATTCTTTTAGGTCATGTTAAAGATAAAAACCTTACTGAAGGTGGTACAGAACTTAATGTTAAAACACTTGATTTAGGTGGTAAATTAGGTTCTATTCTTTCTGCAAATAGTGACGGTATTGGATATCTTTATAGAGATATTGAAACAGGATCTCTTATGGCAAACTTTGGTGATATGAATTCAGTACTATGTGGCTGTAGACTTCCGCATTTAGCTGGAAAGACCATTGAGCTTGCCGAGCGTGTTCAAAAAGATAATGGTGATTATGATATTGTAACCCATTGGGACCGAATTTATCCTAGTTTGAAAAATGAGTGATAAACGATCTGACATAATCGATATCATTATGCTCTACTCCACTTTAGTTCTCTCGGATCAATTAATTGATCTCTTAGAGGCTAAAGCTGGAGATAAATTGTCTATAGGGTATATTGAATATAATGATACATTGACCCCAATCATAACAAAAGATGATGCTGGGCATAAATTAAATAAAAATAATACGATTTCTTTCAGAGGAAAACAAAGAAATCTTTTAACACAATTTGGTACTAATTTTTGGGCTGAAAAAGTTGACGGCAATATTATATTAAAAGGTGATGGAGTACCAGTTTATGTAACTGTTAACAAAGCAGTACATAGTTATTTAACAAAAGAAATTATTGAAGATAGAAATTACGAAATTAACAAATTAACAAATTATGAATTTTAACATTTCAGAAACTGCAGGACTTGGAGAAATTAGCACATCTAGACAACTTGAGGGTAACAAAATTCACACTGTAAAATTTGATGGTTGTGAAGCGACCGATTTGAAAGACGGTCAATATCATACACTTCAAATTAAATTTTCTAACGACGAAGGTAGTTTTACTCATACCATTTTTGAACCACGTGAGCAAGATATGGTTGATGGCCAAAGTGTATATGGTCCAACACCATCTATGATGAAGAATCTTACCACAACACTTCGTCACTTGGGAGCAGCTGTTTCTCCTGGTTTAACACAATTCCTTAATAATCCTCTTCCTGATATGAGTTGGGATTTGTTCCGTAAGAAAGTTGTTGAAGCATCTAAAGACGGTATTGGTAAGGAAACAAAAATCAAACTTTTGGCTCGTGAAACAACTGATGCTAATGGTTTGAAACAAACTCGTGTAGAGTTTCCGCGTTATGTGGTTGGATATCGCCGTGATGGTGGTTTGTTTATGCGTACAAACTTTATTGGGGATAATGTATATTTTACCAAGAAAGAGTTGGAAGATATACAAAAGGTAGCTAACGCAAAACCAACTAATTCTGATGATTTTACTTTTACAGCACCTGCTGCAAAAGACGATAAAGATTTTGATGACGAAATTTAATTAAATGAATTTTAATACACC